TAACAGATGGAATAATATCTAATTCAAAACTAGCACAAGATATAATTTCAGCAGAAACAGAATTAGCAACTGCACCAGCAGATACAGATGAGTTTTTAATTAGTGATGGTGGAGTTCTTAAAAGATTAGATGCTAGTTTAGTTGGTGGTGGTAAAATTGGTCAAGTTTTACAAGATAGAAAAACAGATTCTTTTTCAACAACTAATGGAATACTTGGAACAGGATTTACTGCTATTACAGGATTAAGCCAAGCTATTACACCAAGTGCTACTACTTCAAAAATTTTAGTAGTTTGTGATATTATGTGTAATGAAAGTGGTCCAAATAGAATTTATTTTAGATTAAAAAGAGATAGTACATTTATTGGTAATGCTGATCAAATTGGTAGTGGTACACCTTGCATTGCTGCATCATTTAATTTTGGTTTTGCTAACACAGGAGAAGATAGTGTGACTTTTTCTTTTTTAGATAGTCCAAATACAACTTCTGCTGTGACTTATCAACCATTTGTGTGTCACAATCAAAGTGATGGGAATAGTACAACAAGAATTAACACACAGGCAAATACAGGAAATGGTGCGTCAGATTCAAACTCAACATCATCAATAACAGTTTATGAGGTATTAGCATAATGGATTTACATAAAGCAATAAGAGCAATACATAATTCAGTTGCCACTATAAATGGTTCTAGTCAAGATAATATTGTTGCAACAGATAAAGATGGAAATGAAGTAAGTATTAATTGGACATCAGTTAATTCTTGGACAGACCCTGAACAATATAAATATGATAGACAAGCAGAATATCCATCTATTATAGATCAATTAGACGACATCTATCACAATGGAGTAGATGGTTGGAAAGCTACAATTAAAATAACAAAAGACAAATATCCAAAGGAATAATTTATGGCATACATAGGCAAAACACCAATCACAGGAAACTTTGTAAAACTAGATGCAATAAGTGTAGTTAATGGTCAAGCTGGTTATACTATGAATAATGGTGGATCTGCTTTTACAGATTATGAAAATGTCAATCAATTTTTAGTTTCACTTAATGGTATTCTTCAAGCACCAACAGATTCATTTACAGTTTCAGGAAGTACACTTACATTTGCATCTAACTTAGCAACAGGCGATGTCATTGACTTTGTAATTGTTCTTGGAAATACTTTAGACATAGGTACACCATCTGATGCTACTGTCACACAAGCTAAAACAAATTTTGTATCAACTTCATCATCTGCTGGATTACAAATAAAAGGTGATAATACTACTGATGGTACTTTACAATTAAATTGTAGAGTAAATTCACATGGGATAAAATTAAAATCTCCACCACACTCTGCTGGTCAAAGTTATACATTAACATTTCCATCTACTTCACCAAGTGCTGATAAATTTTTAAAAACTGATGGCTCAGGTAATTTATCTTTTGCTGATGCTGGTGGTGGTTCATACAACCTTTTATCAACAACAAATATCACTTCAGGTACAGCTAATGTAGATATAACTTCAAATATTGATTCAACTTATAAAAATTATTTACTTACATTTACA